AGGTGGATGGGGCAGAGATCCAACTTCCGAGACGGCTGCATGTTGAAAAGGTCGTTGAGGTTCGCCAAGAGAATGCTATTGTCTAGTTCGGTCTTACCGAGAGGACAGACTTCGGGACCGGAGCTAAGGGCAATTGCATTTGTCATGGGAACCTCAACGACAGAGACCAGGGCATCCTTGGGCAGTTAGCCCTGGTTACCGTTCACGACCACTCGCTTCATCATCCTTGTTGACGAGCTTCTGTTCCGACCCAATCGGATTCTTGAATTCCGCGATGGTTTTCGCCATCAACTCTGGGTCAGGCAATGCGTGTGGTGTCGAGCAAGGCGAGCACTTAGCACTGTGCCATGTGAACTCAGTGTTCCGTAGAAGCTCACACGTAAGAGTGGCAGCTTCACCAATGAACGACTTCATTATGGCGGACTCACGACGAAGGCTCTTGTTGCCCATCAGGAATAGGGCAAACTCCTTCACACTTGGAATCCAGATAAGGTATTCCAACCCGGCTAGGTTGCCACGTTTGCCTTGCTTGGCTTTGGCCAAGATAGTGGCAAACTCTTTCGACGCAAAGTCATAATACGAAACAGGCGTGTCAGCAAGGATCGTTGCTCGCGGTCGTGCGGCGAAATTCAAAACGTCGCATACCTTGGTAAGATCAACGATCTTCTCACTGCTGTGGTAAAGGCCGAGGTGACCAAGCGGGAACTTGCCTTCTTTGACAATATTCGTATCCGCCCTGTACACCCGGAGTTGGGGTAGGAAATCTGACGTCGTGGTAAGGGTGTCAAGTTCACCCTCCATTGCGTCGGCAGGAGCCAATCCAAGATCAGCCAAAGGGATCAATGGTGCTTTCGTTTCTTCGGACATCGTTCTCTCGTTTCATGGTATAGTTAAGATTAACAAATAAAATCAAGCCGGGAGGGTGGTAAGCTCCCGGCTTGATCCGAAAGGGCTAAGGTTTGGCAACCTCAGCAGCGACAAGGGTTCCTAGTCGAGGTCGGATTCTTTCGCGTCCGGGTCGCCTTTGACAGCGGCGTCTGCTTCGGTCTGAAGCTCGGCGGCTTTCTCGGCGGCTTCCTTGGCACGCTTCTTTTTCCGCTCAACTTTGTTGGCTTCCTTTTTCCGTGCCAACTCGGCCTTACGCTCGTCATCTTGGGCTTGCTGGAATTCCACACCCATGGGATCGAGGGTGAGGCCCCACTTCAGGGCGAGGGTGAAGATTTCGACAGGATCGGATGCACCGGCGTCGGAAATAATAACCGGGGCTGCCGCTCTGTGGGCAATTTCATCCTCGAAAGTCTTCCGGCTCTTGAGCATTGGGACGGGTGCAAACTCGGCAGGGCCAGCCGCACGACCCTCACGCTTTGCATCGCGAAGCTCCTTCACCCGGCCTGCTACGACCGTGGCAAAGTTCTGGGGTGTCTCACCGAGAGCACGATCGACGTAATCGTCTTGCTCTTCCTCTGGCAACTTTGCCAAAGAGTAGGCGTTGGACAGACCGATGTCGCCCGAGTCCACGTAAGCCTGAATCTTCTCGTTGAGCTTGAGCAGTCCCATTCGCTCACTGATCCAAGAAGAAGTCTTGGCAAGCTTGGTCGCCAGTTCGGCCCGCGTCATCATCGGATTCTCTTGGAGAATCTTAACAAGAGCCTTCGAGTATTCGACCGGCTTTGTTTCGATCTTGTGGACGTTGGCAATGACCTGAGCTTCGAGAAGCTCGGCATCGGACAGTGTGATAACCTGAGCAGGAATCGTTTCCTTACCCGCGTCCTTGCTCGCAGTGAAACGCTGGAGTCCGTCGACCAAACCGTAGACGATCTCGCCCGTCTCGGGGTCCTTGACTTCGCGAACACTGATCGAACTGATGACGCCTTTCAACTTGATAGAATCAACAAGACCGAGGTATTTCTCAGTCGTCCGATCGCACTTGCGAAGCGACTCGTCCGGTTCGCGAATCTCAGCAAGCGGAATGTGAAGAAGAAGTGTTTCTGACATCGCTGTCTCCTTAGGTTGTTGTCAAGCTTAACATGTGATTAACAAGGTTGGTCGATCGTTGTCAAGCTTAACAAATAATGAAAAGTGGTTGCAATCCAAACCTTGCACATGAAGGGAAGACCCTTTCTATACCCTATTATAGCACAATCGAGCCAAAATAACAACCAGAAAATGAGAAACCCCAAACCAGGATAGTGCATAGTATAAGGAATAGATTCGGCTGGTCGCCTGACTGCTTACAACCTGTTTCTATACCTCTATAACCTATTTCTATCCTACCCTAAATTAGACCCTATAGAGGAAGTATAGAAAAACGCTTGTGGTCAGTCAGGTTGTTATTTTGGCCCGATTGTGCTATAATAGAGTGGACAAGTACACCCTTCGGGGACGTACCAAAGTTTGCATTGCAAACGGTTTTCATGTTAAGATTAACAATGGTCATTGTTAAGCTTAACAATACTTTCGGAGGTGGTAATGTTAACAAAGCGTGAAGCAATCAAGAATTTCTTGACGGCCAGCACTCACACAGACCTGGCCAGTCTGTACACACCAGACATGGAAGTCCAGGTTAATGTGGCACAGGGCGACGGTGAGCGTACAGAGGGTGAGTACAAAGGAAAGATGTGGCACGGGTGGACGGACGGTGTCACTACGTGGAAGTCCTTTCGTGTCCCATTTAGTGCTATGTCGAAACCACATTATAAAGACTCCCGTATAACGTGGGATTTAGGGGTGCATGCCGAGGGAATCGGTATGACTGGTTGGGACTGGAAAGCCAAAGTTTCTCGGTGGGTAGCTTACGACTTCGACGCTTTAGTTGGTGACCAACACAGAGGGACTGGTCTCAGTCCTGAAGAACTTAACAAGATTCAGGAGGCTGTTAATGACGTTCCTTGGGTTGAAGTTAGAAAGAGTACGTCGGGCAACGGACTCCATCTCTATGTCTTCCTTGACCCGGTCATCCCTACCATCAACCATAATGAGCACGCCGCCCTCTCGCGTGCAGTTCTCGGAGTCCTCGCCGCAATCACAGGATTCAATTTCGAGAATAAGGTCGACATTTGTGGGGGAAACATGTGGGTCTGGCATCGAAAAATGCGAGGCACAGATGGTCTCACAGTTATTAAAGAAGCAAAGCCATTTGCAGATGTCCCGCCTACATGGCGAGATCATGTCAAGGTTATCAGCGGACAAAGTCGACGAGTCGTCCCACAAGAAATCGCGGACAACCCAGAGATGTCCGAGACTGATCGAATGCTGGCTGAACTCACAGGACAGCATATTAAAGAGACACTTGATTCGGAGCATAAGCGTCTCATTACGTTTCTCCGGGAGCATGATTGCATGTGGTGGTGGGATCAAGACGCCAACATGCTTGTCACGCATACCTTCCACCTTCGAGAAGCCCATGAAGCTTTAAAGTTGAAAGGTCCTTTCAGAACTGCCGCTACAGGTAGTATGCGTGGGCACGATCATAATTGTTTTCTATACCCGCTACGTAAGGGTGGGTGGGTCGTGCGTAGGTTTGCACCTGGGTGTAGTGAGCACGAGAGTTGGGACCAGGACGGTTCAGGTTGGACACGTTGTTATCTCAACGTAGACCCAGACCTTTCCCTGGCCGCACGTAGTCATGAAGGTATTGAGCATAAGACTGGCGGCTATGTTTTTACTCACGCCACGGATGGCCAAAAGGCAGCTAAGTCTTTGGGTGCAAATATGGAACTACCAGACTTTATGCTTGGTAGGCGTACCAAGCTTAAAACACATAAGGACGGCCGGTTAATTGTTGAAGTCGACAAAGATGCATCTGACCCACCTGATAGGATGCATGGTTGGCTACCTGAAACTAAGACATGGACCAAAATCTTTGGTGTCAGTCAAACAAGTCTTCGTGATGATGAACGAACTGATTACGATGATTTAGTTCGTCATATTGTGAACGAGCGACATGAAGATGCTGGTTGGGCTATTAAGACTGCTAGTAAGTGGACACAAGAGCCGCTTGCCCATGTTAAGCTTGTCTTGAAGAGTATGGGCCTCATAGACCGGGATTGTAATAGTGTCCTTGGTGGTAGTATTACCAAGAGATGGACGATTGTCAACAAACCGTTTCAGCCTGAGTACCCTGGTGATCGTGAATGGAATCGTGATGCTTGCCAGCTAAAGTTCCACCCGAACAAAGGTGAGAATCTATCCTACCCAACATGGTCTATGATACTAAGACATGTCGGTGCTGACCTAGATACATACATTGAAGCCCACCCATGGTGCCGTGAGAACGGCATTGTAACAGGGGCAGACTATCTGAAATGCTGGGTCGCATCTGTCTTCCAGTTCCCAACAGAACCACTCCCTTACTTGTTCATGTACGGACCTGAGGCTAGTGGTAAGTCCACCTTCCATGAAGCACTCAAGCTGCTAATCAGTCAGCGTGGATATGCTCTTGCGGCACAGGCACTTGTCTCACAACAGGGTTTCAATAATGAGTTAAAGAACGCTGTTCTTTGCGTCGTTGAAGAAACAAATGTATCTGGTAAAAGTAAGATGGCGTACAATCGAATTAAGGACTGGGTAACATCACCATTGATGTCGATCCACCCCAAAGGCGGAACACCATTCCTTTCTGTTAATACTACCCACTGGATTCATTGTACAAATGACCGGAGCTATTGTCCTCTCTTCCCTGGTGATACACGTATCACAGTAATTTATGTCGAGAAGGTATCAGAGAGTGCATTCCAAAATAAGCAGGAGATGGTTCGTAAGTTAATTAAAGAAGCCCCTGATTTTCTAGGGGCCATCATGTCTTTGGATATACCACGTAGTCCTGAGCGGCTTAACATACCGATCATTCAGACTAGTGACAAGATCATGGGGCAACAGCAGAACATGAGTTCACTTGAGTCGTTCATTGATGAACGATGTTATGAAGTTCCAGGCTATACAATTAAGTTCTCTGAATTCCACTCTGAACTTATCAAGTGGCTTGACCCATCTGAAGTCATGGATTGGACAAAGATTGCTACAGGAAAATCATTACCTCGAAAGTTCTGTAAAGGCAGGGCTAAAGCAGACGGTCAATTCCATATTGGTAATATCTCTTGGGAACCGGCCGAACAATGTGAAAAGAGACTAACCTTATTCGTTAATGCACAAAACAAACTCACGGCAAGGGGAGAGAATAATGTCTGAAATGGGTAACACTAAGCTTGATGATTGGGGGCGTCTACCTGGCCATGAGCATTATGACGTCGATCCCGCAAAACTAACTAAAGCTGGGGAAATCGCATTTGAACTCCGCAATCTACCACTAAGGTCGCCGGCAGTACAAGAAGTATTTGATCGTCTTCACAGAGGCGAGAAGCCACCGGAACAGAAGGCCATGCGATCAAACAGCGGCAAGCCGTTGATGCATTATATTCTACACTATCCACGTACTGTTGAACTGCTGGCACGTATCCTAGAGTGTGGCGAACATAAGTACGAGTACATGAACTGGAAGAAAGGTAACAATACTGATGCCAGTTATCTTGACGCGTGTCTGCGTCACCTAATGCACTTTGTGGATGGGGAGACCCACGACAAAGAGTACAGAACCCACCACCTTGGTCATGCGATTTGGAATCTTATGACTATGTTTGAATTCAATGACCACGACATCCTTGTAAGTAAGGAAGAGTTTGACGCGGCCATTGTTAAGCTTGACAAACTCAAAGAGGAGAGAGAACGTGCCAAAGAACAGCATGATACACCTGAACGGTAATGCAATGTGCGTTATTGATTGCGAGACATCTGGTCTCAACGACGAAGTCCACGAGATTGTGGAGATTGCTATTCTCCCATTGGACTCTCGATTTGAACTACGAAAAGATGTACCGATCTTCAACATCTTTATGCGTGTAGAGAATGATACAAAGATCGAATGGGAAGCCTTCCGTGTTACAAAGATAGATTTCTTCAAACACCAACAGACAGCCCTTGATAAGGACGTAGCTGCCGATCTATTTGAACAGTGGGTTGACAAACTATGCCTACCCCATGGTAAGCGTATCAGTCCACTTGCCCACAACTGGAAGTTTGATAAAGGATTTATCGAACAATGGTTGGGTAAAGGAACCTTCGAGGATATCTTCGACGGTCGTTCCCGTGATACTCTTGATGTGTCATTGTTTCTGAACGACGTGGCCGATAGGAAAGCCGAGCAAATCCCATTTGCAAAAAACAACCTTGGCTGGTTAGCTAAGACATTGAATATACCACATGAGCGAGCCCATACGGCTGTCGATGACTGTGTTGTCACAGCCGCAATCTACAAGCGATTTATCCAGGGGATGATTTGATGAAGCATAACATCTACTTGAATGGTAAGCTCCTCAAGACCAAGACGTCACCAATAACAAATGGGTTCCTGACTCTATTTCAGGAACCCGTCACTGTTAGCAAGGATGATATAATGACCTCGGAAATGGAATTCCACAACACACAACTAGGAGTACCTTATGAAAAGACGGAGCTTCCTGAAGGCACTGAGCCTCTTCGTAGTCGCCCCATCGAGCCTCGACCTATCCCTCGTCGAATCGACACCCCTCGTAACGTCAGCCACGACGTGTGATTGCTTCGTCCCTGAACTATGGGCACGTGAGTCAGTCCTGATACTAAAAGAAAACATGAAAATAGCGGAGATCATCCATCGTGATAAGAAGAACTTTTCTAGCGACCCTCCTGTCCGTTCCCTCGTCCGCCTTGGCGATTTCAACTGGGGGTAAATTTGACTACCCACACAAAGAAGAGGAAGGCCCCACACCAACGCCACTAATTCCATTTGAAGTTGGGTATGTCTTTGGGGACGACCTGGAGCCATGCGTAATTGAAGTGTTTCGTGTTGACACTGCTAAGGGTGAAGCCAGCTTCCAGTTCTCCCATAGGTTAACACGCACGCGACTTCTCTTAGGGTGTTACCTTAAATCCGCCGATGACAAACTCCTCGGTGTTGAGGGGATCGACGACGAGGTCGGTGGCTGTAGGGTAACTGCCGGTAACAAGGTTAGCCTTACCATGATTATGGACTTGAAGACAGGGACGATAATCAAGCAGCCGACTAAGGCACAGGCTAGAGCCCATGCTTGTCTTGATTATGGCCAGATGATTTAAGTCCCAGGGGCACCCGGCCATGGTACAATATAAGCACTAATGCTAACATTGGTAGACCCGGACTGTATACATGTCCAATCACTCCCATCACACGGTGCCATTGGGTGTGATACATTAACACCACCAAAGGGACTAGCATTATTGTATAGTGTGATCGAATCAGAGAATACACCTGCGGGACCTGAGATAGAAATACTGACCCGAACAAGCGGCGTGTTCAAATCATTTGTTCCATTCCATAAAATTTCAAGTGTATGCATCCCTAAGAATATAATAGGATCATGATGTGGGTTGTTTTCTACACGAACTAGATTGTCTAGTGGATCATGAGACATTTCCCCATTCCACCCACCACTGGTGGCAGTATTATAACCACCTGACTCACTCCAACCAGACATTGCAAGTGGACCCGTTTCACTTCGGTATCCTGATCCTGACCACCCTATAGACAATCGGTATCCATGGATGTTAATCCCAATTGGATATCCTTTTTCAATAACTACCTCATGGTTATGGGGGCATGGGTTAACTCCCTTTTGACGTAGTAATTGAAATATGTCGTCTCTATCGGCCGCCATAAGTGGACGGGCATAATAACCCGCCTCATAGGAACGTCGCTCAACTAGTGTCATATCCTCAGCAGAATATAATGTTGTCGGCATATGGTCGAGTGGGACACACGAACCTATAAGTGTGGGAAGATTATCACCGACCTTGAGTCCATTATGTGGCATGCTAGATCCAGACTGCTACTTGCATCGTGTATTGTGTTTGGGCCACATCGTCGACCATCCATGTTTGCTTAGAAACCATAACACCAGTACCAACGGGAAGATCAACTCCACCAGCAATTTGAACTTGGTATGCCGTGACAGTTTCAGTTTCACCACCGATACCATTCTTGTAGATATCAACAGCATATAGACTACCACTACCACTCGCGATTCGACCTGGGTAAGTAGCACCGCTACCTCCACCCCCTACAGCATCAAGAGCTTCCTGGACCATCGCTATATACTGTGCATGTGTCAGTTCGCCTTCACTATATCCCGGTAAGCTCGTCTCATCAATTGGCTCCGTAGCTTCTGAATAGTCACCACGTCCAGGGTATATTGAGTTTGGTGGCCGGTCTCCATCTGATGGGTCACCAGCATAATACTTGCCTTCTGGTTTGACATCGTCAATGTCGGATGGTTTTAAGTCACCACTATCATGATTAGTCCCACCACCTGCACGAGCAGAACCAGTGCTCCCACCACCCCCTCCACTGCCCCCGCCTGCACCACCACCTCCGTACCCACCAGAGATACCACTATTACGTTCGTACCAATCGGACATCTGGTTATCGACAATAGTTGAGCCACCCTCTACCTCTACACCCGGACCATCACCGCCCGCGAAACCTGACGCTATTTCTTCATCAGTCGGGAAGTAGTTCGCGGGATCAATCTGTGATGGCCAAGCATAAATGTATGGTTCCATTTCACCAGACCGTACTGGAACCCATGCCTCAACTTGAAGTTCCATGGACGCAGAGTCATACGTCACATCTGTTACAAGTGCTGCAACATCAGAGTCTGCAATAAAGTTCTGATTAAAATCGAACTTAACTGTGTCAAAACTTTCAAGATACAACTTATGCAGGTATGTCTTAAAACGTATCTGCTTCCAGATATTTGCTTTCCGGATAAGCCAGAACGTCGCAGACTTGAGCACAAGCTCACCAAAGTTGTAAATGTAAAAGTCAAAGGTACGCTCGTGCAATCCGTACTTCTTTACATTGTGACGTAACACTAAGTCATACGGTTTGTCCTTGGCATAGTCATCTGTCCATTGAGCGACAAACTTTGTGACTAGTTCTTCAGCCCGTGTTGTTATGACTTCCATAGTCTCAACAGCAATGTCTGACTCTGTGACTGTGTCAACTTCTGATAGTTGTTCGGCAAGGTACTTGATAAAGAATGTATTGTCCGAGATCCAAACGGCACAGCGAGCCTGGAAGGCAATCTCTTCCAGTGCCTGCATGATGTTCATCCTATCAAACAATGCGAAGTTTGATGGGTAGTTCTCAATCATTGCCTTCACGTAATTGAATGATGTAGTATCCCAACTCAGGTCAGTATACTTATCAATCATCCATGTCATAATGTCTACAGTATTTGGCCCGACCGGACTAGTCTGTGTGACATAGATATCATCGGCCCATTCTGAGTCATAGAAGTTAAGTGGCTGGTCAAGTGTGATTGAAGTAACAGTGTACCCGACAAGATCCACATGTCGTACTGTGTAGTATGACGAAGGGACAGTCATTAGACGTTCAAGACCATTGATGGTTTTGAACGCTTTGACATGGTGTACTGCCGACGGTAAGATGTTTGCAATATAGGTGACGTGGATGTTAGAGTTAACACGAATCCTACTACCCGCTTGTAGAAATGTGAAGCCATAAGCGTCAGCTAGTCCAGACGAAAAGTCTGTGACGACACGCTTTGTTATAGTGAACGTGTCACCATCAAATTGCCCACCCACAACGATGTGGTCGATACGTAGTTCGATGTATTCATTCTGTGGAAAGAATGCACCATTCACCACCTTGAACTCTGAAGCCTGATACTCTTCTTGCTGTTCTTTGACAGCTTCCAACGCAGCACGTTCTTCGTCAAGCTCTGAACGTGAATTCATGAAATCACTATCACCACCATCCGGATGGACAGATGCAGCTAGAGCATCCATCACTGCTGCCGCTAGCATCTGATAACTAGCATAGCGTTGATCGTATAGGTTAGCCCAATACTGATATGTTTCCGTGTTGTGCTGTAGTGCTTCGGCCGCAAGATTGTAACCATCAATTGCTAAGTTGATCGATTCCCAAGCATCAATCAACTCAGCTTTAAGTGTAGATATATCTGAACCTTCTTCTGACAACGTAATCGTCTTACGTATGTTATTGATTATCGCTCTTCTTGCCTGCACTAATGCCAACCACGCATTAGTATCCGACGTTGATTTTATTACGGCCGCAGCCGCCACCTCAGCATAATCTTTGGCCTCATTCATTAGGTCCATCATCTCATCGCGTGAAGCGATGTTGATATACGCTGTGCTACCCATCGAGTCGCCGTATCTGTTCAACTCGTTCAGTCGTTCGTCAATGTATGGATCGATAACACCAAGAGATTCGGCCGTCTCTGCAATAGGCACTTCCTGTAGTGCTACAGCCGGTACGTTCTGACACATACCGAAGACGAGTGGCCACGCCTTCCCTATTAAGTCCTCAGGGATGTAGGTAAAGTCACCTTCCTCGGGAGAAAACCCAATTTCTTTGTCGGCGAGCTTAGTAATCACCTCAAAGTGTAGTGAGCGAGAACCTTCCTTCCATATCGTTGGGCTGGTAATCTCACCCTCGAAGAGAAGGAACTTCTCAGCCAACGGGATACCTTCCATCCACTGGAAGATCCTACATGGCCGACCATGCACGTCATTGTAGTTAATGATGTGCTTCAGCGTACCATCACTGTCGGCAAGCTCCATTGATATACCCTGGCTTCTGCCCTGGCTGTCCATCTTAACAACACTCTCCATAGTGCTGACACTGAGAATCTTACCCTCGATATTACTACCGGGGATATCCTTGTCGGCGTACTGATGCCATTGACCATCTACAGCCCACTGAACCTCGACAATACAAACGGATTCTGAGCCGTGTGAATTTGTGAGCCTCTCTGACATTACAGGACTAAGGGTTTTCATTGTAGCTCTACCTCAAACTGTAGGGTAACATAATGCTTATCGGGCCCAGCGTCCGCAAGCTCTGATGCAGGGGTCAATATCAAAGCTTTCCATACTCTTGATTCAAAGTCTATGATTCTTATTTCTTGGCCTAATGTTACATCCAGGAAATTGAGAAGTGCAACTCTTTGAACGTCAGTGAGAGTCCCGATCTTGTAATCTAGTTTCTGGATGCTGGGCCAACTCTCATCACGATAGATGTCAAGCTTACCACCGCGAGTTTTTCGATTGATACGCTGGTGGGTGAACATCTCTTGGTTGTTGAACTCTGGGTTCCTCAGTTCGATGATAAGGGTAGGAGCGTTGAATGGGTATGATAGCTGGGTACTGGATCTGTGGACTAGGACAGGGGCCCTGGGCCATTCACTCTTATCCGGTATTAAGGCACTGGCTGCTTGCGTGAATGTCAGTGTGTTCCCCACCGACAAGCTACGGACGACAGAACAACCGATTACTTGGGTGAAGGACAGTAGACTGCTGGTCGGCTTAGTGACCTCAGCGACGGCAGTGTGAGTGAAGTAAAGCCACTGCTTAACGTGTTCACCCGACGCTGTTGTAATCACACTATGTGATAGGTGTAGGTGATTACTTACTGAGAGCGGAATTACACGAGCAGCTTGATGTGAGAACGAAAGGTAACTTGTAACTGCCAAGTTAATGACGTTCGACGCTAGTGTTGCTGATTGCGTGAAGTCTAATGTACTTGAAACGGACAAGTAGATAGGCCGACGAACTTCAACACTCTGAGAGAAGCTAAGTTGGTTACCCGCAGAGAGGGCAGTGATATTGCTTCTTGCATTCTGTGAGAATGCTAGTGTGTTCCCGACACTTAGAGATATTGGGCGAGTGATATGAACATTCTGACTAAAAGCCAGAGTGTTACTTGCTGACAGGTAGTAGATGTTGTTAACATCAACAGATTGAGAGAAAGTGAGAGTATCTTCAACAGAGAGATACTTATAATCAGACTCCGGACTCTGAGCGAACGCTAACGTACTTGACACAGCTATCGCCCACGTTTTATTGTAGGTTACAGACTGTGAAAAGGTTAGCGTATTCTCTGCTGAGTGACGTAGTTTCTTCGGCATCACTACCCTCTATTGTTAAGATTACCCAGAGCCCACCCAAGTGGATGGGCTCTAGGCAAGGAAGATTACGTGCTAACGGTGTACGTGATCTTGAGTTGATCGCCATTGCTGACAGGCACGTCAGCGGCAAACAAAGCGGTGGCCCAAAGGGTTCCGGTCGTACCACTCTTGGTATTCTGGGATGTAATGAACACACCCTTGACGGTTCCACTTCCATTGATATTGAAGGTGGCGGGGGACGCATTGGTCACCGACTGGCTGGAAGCAGAACCTGATCCCCAGGCTACGCGGTTCGCTTCGGAATACGAAGTGAACTCGTTCCAACCAGCATGGCTGTTCATGACATCTGCCGCAGCGAGAGCGGAATAGCCACTAAGGTCAATCAGGCCAATGCACCAGGAAGCCTGAGCTACGGCCGTACCGTCATTGAACATGACGTCGAGATCTAGGTCCTTACCGACATTCACAATGTCATTGTTAAAGTCGTAGACGCCAAGAAGTTCGCCGTCCTTGTTGTAATGTTCCGCGTGTATCTGTCCACGGAACGACACTTTGCTTTTCATGGTGAAAAGCTTCTTAACAAAGTTGAGCATTACACCCTCCTTCAAACGGGTTATGAATTGTCCGTGGACAACTCGGGATTCATGATTGCAGCTTTTTGTTCATCCGTGAGATCAGTTCTGTCCTTCAATGCTATCTTAGTACAGACAGCTTCATGCTCGAATATGAAAGGATCGCACTCAAGCACATTCTCGATTGGTTGATTTGGTGGTGAAGAAGACTGGATGCTGCCCCCTTCCATCATTACAAGTTCAACATGATTTGTCATAGTATCTCCTTAGCTAAGTCTACTCGTACCACGCCGTAACTCGCGGCGTAGCTCTGATGCAATTTCCCTTGCAACTCGCACAGATGTACCACCACCTTGTACAGTGACCTTAACGTCACCTACGTTGTTGTTAACAATACCACCCGTACCGAAGCGAGCACCATTATTCATTGCTATAAGATCAGGTAGGAAGTTACCAGTTGCTCGTGGATTAACTACATATTCACCCTTACGTAGTCTCGCATTGATAGTATCACTAGCTAGACCACCAGCCGCAAAGCGACCACCAGCCGCAAAGCGACCACCGTATGCACCACCTTGTGCTTGTAGTAATGCTATCTCTGCATTTATTGCCTTCGTTTCACTTAGTAAGGCACTGGCAGACTCATTCGTTTTTGTAGCAGCTTCCATGACTCCTTTGTATATACCAGAAACAGTAGCCGTAGTGTTACCGGTTTCAATCAAGGCACCAATAATAGCACTGGTCGATTCACCCCAAGCTGTCCCCATCTCCCCCCACTTAACTTGTAGCTTATCAATTTCTACTTGGGCTTTTCCAATTGCTGTTTCAAGACGAGCAGAAAATGCCTCGGCTTGTTTCTTATGAAACTCCCCTGCTTTAGCCTGACCAATTCCCCCTAGTATCTGCCTAAAGAAGGTATCAAACGTCTGCTTAGATTCATCAGTCATATATTTTGAGAAGAGACCATATTCTTCTTGCATCTCCTTAATCATTGAACTGAGTTGCTCTACTGGGATTTTAGCAAAGTCTTCAGACGTTTCGTCTGTAAGTAGCATTACCTTATCTTTAAATGATAAGAACGTATCTTGGACTTTATTGAATTCCGCAATCAATGCTTCCCCCTCTAAGTCCGCCGTATCTACGATACTCTTGAGCATCTTCCCAATCATTAGTTCGTCTTGAACTGAGCCTGAAAACCACCCTGTACCTAACTCCTTACCCATTCGGTCTACGGCATTTTGTACTTGCCCTGTGCCCTCCTTTTGCAGGTCACTAGCGTCCTTAAATAGCTGTGCTTGCTTTATCAATTCCTCATTATATTTTTCAACTTCTTCAACCCGTAACTTATCGAGCTTTAGGAGGTTTTCCATTCGGATAAGGACTTGGTCTGCAGCAGGTGTTGTCTGGTCACCGTAAAGGTCTTTTGATTCATCAATAGCCTCCTGCATTAGATCCATTACATTCTCACGGAGTGCCTGTGCTAACATAGCAGTTCTATACCATACTTCTTGATTCCCGGCCGCCTTGATAAGATTTCCTTGCTTATCAACAATAACCTTATTGGCAAGCACCCAACTTTCACCGGCAGACTTAACTTTCTGGTAATCCTTCTTACCCTTATTATATATCTGCGTCATGGCCCTTTCTTCTGAGACACCCAGTGCTTCGAGTTCGTCAATTAGTGCATTATACGCAGGCAATGCTTTCATTGCTGCTTCATTTTCTCCAGCCGCCAGCAGGCCAAGAATACGCCCATGTTCTTTTACAGCCCGAGTAGATAAAAGTTGTTTTTTCTCTAGTTGACCAGCATTCTTCATTTTCATACCATGAAGAGCTTCCTCCAGACCTTGCTGTTCAGTTTGAGCATCATTGAGTCTATTGTATGCAGCTTGAGTTTGTGAAACATAATTATGGAGTTCGCGGATCTGGTCATCAAGACCCGTCTTATATCTACGGAATGAATTAGCTATATTCTCCCGTTCAATTCTTGCTATCTCAATCCACGCAGCATCATTAGCTGCAATTTTAACTTCGGCCGCTTCAAGTACACCATCTGTCATTCTCTGGTTGACATCTACAAGAGCCGAACTTAATTTATACGCGGCCAAAGCAACAGCAACAAATATAAATACAACATTTGTTAGAACTGCCACCAATGTAGTAAAGGCGGCTGTTAATCCGTATACAGCAAGCTCGGCAAGAGTTGCCGCTCCAGCTAATGAAAAGAACGCAGCTCCGGCAGTAGCAAGAGTAATAGCTGCACCAGACCATGCTAATGCCCAGGCTATAACACCAGCTTCATCCACGTACTGGGAAACTGTTTTGAGTTTCTCTGCAAGCCCACCGATGGAGGTATTGAGACCGTCAAGACTATTAACAAGTTCTATCCCTACATCATGTGTGAAGAAGTTCTTGACTTTATTCCATTCTTTTTCAAGTCGATACCCAGCTTTATCCTGGATCTCGCCTAAAGCTTGAGTGGCATCTTTACCTGATCTACCGAACTCATCGATAGCATCTGTAATTTCACCGAGACTCGATGCCAATCCCTGACCACCAGTGATAGCTCGGATACGACCCAGTACCGCACCCATCTCAGCGAGTTGTTCTCCACCTCTTGATGTAACTTCAATCAGCTTACGAATTACACCAACGAAGCCAAAGGCTGCAATTGCCCCTTCACCAGATGCAACACCCCATTCTTTGTATACCTCTAGCATCTTATCCGTAGGACGGATAAGTTTCATAATGACAGCACGTAACTGTGTAAGTGCAACTCTAGGTTCAACACCTTTTCTTGATAAGACTGCCACAGATGCAGCAAGTTCTTCATATGTTATACCAAGCTGATGGGCGAGCATATTAACGCCACCCATTGTATTGGCCATATTCTTTAGTCGGAGTCGACCAAGTTCAACTGTCTTAAAGAATACGTCAGTTGCATACCCGGCATCATCGGCCGTCATTTCATATGCATTAAGGACACCCGTTAATAGCTGAACTGAATCGGCCGTCGAACTAACCGTGATCGTTGATAATCGCATAGCTTCATTCATGAAGCCAATAACATGTGTACCTTCAGCGATTTGATTTGACAGAGCTTGATACGTACCTTCGACGACATCTAAGTCTGCTCGGTTCCATTCATCAGAGAGATGCCGCATAGACTGCGACCATTTGTTAAAATGCAGCGGGGCATTATGTGAGATAGTCATAAGCTCACTAACAGCACGCGAGAATTTAATCGCGTCCCGCATCGTTTCAGTGAACCCAGTCTGTAGTGCCCCTAACGCACGATAGATAAGGAAACCGGAAAAGAAACGCCCAACACTACGCCACGATAATAGTGTTTTCTGGGCCGACGCCGCCCCCGCAGCACCGGTGGCAATATACTTAGCAGTAAGATGTGATGCCCCCGCCGCAGTTTGTGACAGTGATACTTGTAATGATTTATGGGCACTTATCTGCTGCGTGATCGTTGAAGTAACTTTTTTATTGGCAGCAGCATACCCACCCTGCTTCCTTGCCATATCAAGTTGCTTTTGGTTAAGCTTAGCAAGAATCTCAGCGGCTTGATTTACCTCCGCGAGGTTCTCGATATCGAAGATCATCTTGGTACGGGATACTTGATCTGACATTAAGCGATTCTCACTTTTCTGATCTTAACGACGTTGCCCAACTCACCAATAACTTTTGGCAGTTCTTTTTGTATGTATGATTCAAATGCTGTAGCCCCGGCTTCAAGTGCTTTCCATGGTGGCTTAGATTTTAAGTGTAACCAACTCGGGGCAGGTTGTACATTGTTCCAAAGTACATAGGGTAGTGTGTTCTCGAATTCAAAAACATAACTCATTCTAAATTTTGCATAGGTGTGTGTAATTTCATATGTTGAATACTGACCGGCTGTCTCTGCACCTAACTTATATCGTTTCCCTTGTATCGTTGTACCACGACGTATCTTATCTCTTGCGGCCAAAGATACCGTACCGGGTTGAATTGCCACCTTACCTAAAACCCTAGCTAGTGGTACAAATGTACCATATGCTGTCCCCGTGTATGTCGGGGTCTTCTCCATCACAGCACGTAACCAAGCTCTGATAGCTTCTCGTTGCTTGGCTTCGAGCCTAGCTTGAAGGATTTTGGTAAAGTTAACAATATTGATTGTAGGGAGTGAGACTTCTCCCTTAATTGTTGGCATCATGGCGTTTCACTTCCAGCTTCTTCAATTTGTCGAATCTGTTCATAACTTGTCCATTCAGATAGTTGCCATTCAGTCCAATCATCCGGGTCAGGACTCATGCCATTTGGCATTTGACCAAATCGTTCAAACGCCCGCCAGACAATATACTTTAGACTTCGGCCGTCTGGGAGTCTAATTCTGCTTGCCGAGCCTCCCCTGCTAAAAAATCTTCCCTGGCAGCGTCAAGCATACCATCGTCCATACAGTTAGCAATGCCAACAGTTTCAATGATCTTGGCAATCTCGCTATCAACGAAGTCACTGTCTTCTAGTTCCTTACGCCAGCCAGCCCAAGTTTGGGGATCATCCATTTTGACAGTTTCCCATTCCAAGTCATCTGTAGCCTGGAGGGACCGAAGGACTGTGTACGCTGTCTTTTGTGATGCCCACGTATCCAGTGCAGTCAGAAATCGTTTGTCCTTAACATTGGATATACGAACACCACCTGCCTTAAGAATTTCCGGTGGCTTCGGCATTGGGCAAAGCCTGTTGAATTCCTTAAAATCAGGTACGGCCTCAGCCTTAAATGCTAAGTTACCATTAGTTCCATCTTCAAGTAGGGGACGTCGGAACACAACAATCTCCACATTGCGTCCTTTGACTTTTCTTCCTTGCATCTTCATTGTAAGAGTCTCCTCGGGTGGTTAGTGATTAGAGAGGCAGAATTGCCGAATCAAATCTGACATGGCTTGCCGTCAGTCGATTACAGCGTCCGGAACAAGCAACGCTTGCTTCCTTCGTATCGTGGTCGAGTCCTTCGTAATAGAATTCCTCGAAAAGGGATTGCTCGTCATCGATCGCCGAGCACGCTGGAGCATTGACGATTTCAAGGTCAACACAGAATGGCTGACAGGTATCATCAGCAGTAGTTACCCAAGTATCGGCCGGGGCCAGATTCTTTAGGACTTCTTCGATCGTCGGTACAGATGCACCGTTAGCAGACGTGAGGAATTCCCACATGAAGTCAAACGAGACATCCATCGGTTCCTCGTCAGCATCACGTACCGTATCAAGAGAACCACGGTCCAAACTGAACTCTCTGGTCTTCTTCTCGGAGTGGGTAAGATTACCATCACCGACCTTAATTTCAAGTGAGTTATGGCCTGTGAGTCTGGTAATGGCTTGGGCCTCAACGAGAACCGAACCAGCACCAACTTGAGATGCTGTAAAGAGGGCAACCGCGTCGGCATCACCATCAAGGGCAGCTTCAAGTAGAGTAGCAGTAGTTGTAACTGCACCAGTTGCATATGCAAGTGTGACAGTAACATCAACACCAACTACAACTACGGCAATCGAGCCGTCGCTGCCTGGGTCAACGAGAGTAATCGAGGGAGTTGCACTCCCATGATGCTTACTAAGAGCAGTAAGCAAAAGCTTTCCATCATCACCACCTGTATTAGTTGTGGTAAGAGTCGGAATCGTACCATCCCAAAGTCTCAGGATAGCGTTCTTCAGGTCAATCTTTGCCAAGGTATGGCTCCTTTACTTAGAGAGGCAGAATTGCCGAATCAAATCTGACATGAGAAGCTGTCAGTCGATTACATCGCCCGGAGCAAGCCACACTGGCTTCCTTCGTGTCGTGGTCGAGTCCTTCGTAATAGAATTCCTCGAAAAGGGATTGCTCGTCATCAATCGCCGAGCACGCTGGAGCATTGACGATTTCAAGGTCAATACAAAATGGTTGACAGGTATCGTCAGCAGTAGTTACCCAAGCATCGGCCGGGGCCAGATTCTTTAGGACTTCTTCGATCGTCGGTACAGATGCACCGTTAGCAGAAGTAAGAAACTCCCACATGAAGTCAAACGAGACATCCATCGGTTCCTCGTCAGCATCACGTACCGTGTCAAGAGAACCACGGTCCAAACTGAACTCTCTGGTCTTCTTCTCGGAGTGGGTAAGATTACCATCACCGACCTTAATCTCAAGCGAGTTATGACCTGTGAGTCGGGTGATAGCCTGGGCATCAGGAACAAGCGAACCGTCGCCATCTAGCGTCATTGTAGCAAGTGCAACGGCGGCAGGAACACTGTCGTATTCTGTCTTCATTGCCGATGCAATTGTATCAACTGAACCAGAATAGTTGAGTGTGATAACAATGTCAACACCCGTAACCACAACGCTAAGCGATGTAGTGCTAGTCGGATGAATAATTGTAATCGACGGAGTTGCACTGCCATGATGCTTACTGAGAGCAGTCAGTGTTACCTGACCGTTCACACCAGCACCATTAACTGTAGTCAGCTCCGGAATTGTACCATCCCAAAGTCGCAGGATAGCGTTCTTTAGATCAATCTTTGCCATAAATGGCTCCTTTACTCTTGGAGTTCTAAGCGGTAATGTCCTTCAATTGTGTACTGAGTTAACTTAGTATCTTGGTGAATAATACCAAAGTTACCAATGTCAACTGTATCTTCATATCGTTTTGTTCGGGTCTTCAGACAACCCAACAAAGAGTCATCGTCGTTGCCACCATTCCCATACTTGTATACTTTGATTACTTGTGTAAAGCCTTGGGCAAATTGACCAACAGCTCTTACGCCAGCATACAAGTCCTCTGGGTCCATGGCAGACTGAATCAAGAGGTTAATTTCCATGTCAAGGTATTTTACACCATGGCACGGTTGTGAAATAAAGGGACCATCTGTTCGGAGTTCTGCGAAGTCGGCAAGGTTATCTGTATCTCGCTCATCGCCTTCAATGTAAAGGAAGTAGCTCCCTTTGTATAAATCGAAATGCTTTGAGATTGATATAGTGATCCACCGATACCAGTCAGGATTGATATTCATCGGCTTACCTCCGCAACTTGCTCAAAGCATAGTACAGACTTAGCATCAAGTAGATGTACTTTCCTCGCTGCTTTTGTCTCTCGCACAACAAGAATGTATCCCATCCCCTCTTCAAACTCATAGAAGCTTTTCACTTCGTAACGTCGCTGATTGTACACAACGAACTGGTTATTATCTATCTCCCAATCGGCCGGTATATCGGCAGCGTCGATGATAACACGACGGTCGCTTGAGTCAAAGAAACCACCCGATGTAAAATCTTTATTGGCTGAGATATACGCAAGGTCATACACGAATGAGCGTGACACTTTCGCAGGCTGAACAATAGCCCGTGGCACATGGATCTTCATATACGAAATTGATTTCTGTCCCGTCTCCAAGTCAGTCGTACCAAGGATTTGCTGACAAATGTCAATTGGCAAACCGTATGTACGTTTCATGCGGTAGAGGGTAGCTCGAATGTATTGTAGTCGGGTGCGAGACATATTTGGAACCTTGTTAAGCTTAACCAACAAAAGCCAACCACCCCGCCCGAAGACGGGGCAGTTGGGAAGGGATCTAGCAAAGCATCAGTGCCGCGAGATAGGGATCAAGTGTAGCAACACCACACAACAGGTCAACCGTCACCAGGAGACCCTGCTTACGACCTTCGTAACTCGCGTTGACACGAATCGCGACATCGCCGTAAGACGCAACGCCGGACATGACGCCCATACCACTCGGGATCTGAATCAGAGGACGCAGAACCAAGGAGAGGCAATTCCGCTCGAAAGCAAAGTTGACTTCACCGGCGGGGCCAAGGTCGACGTGGTCGTCTTCCACAACCGCATTCACAAGCGGACGATCCAGCCAAATCGAAGTAGTATCGCCGGCGGTTTCGATCGTCTTGACAACAGAGTAGTAGCCAGCGATAGCTACGTCAGGAGTCGCATCAGTCGAGAACGCGATAAGCGTACCAGGCTCGATGACTCCAGTGTAACCATCAATGACAATTGCCTTCGAGTAACCCGCAGCGTAGGCACTCGTAGTGGCCGCACGATTGTAAATCGTGACAACAGCATCGTCAAGGACTGCATTACGCAGACCTGGAGTAATGGTAACGTCAAGATCCTCAGTCGACGGACTGGCAGTCAGCGTAACACGGTGAATCGTGTCATCACCAGCAATCTTGATGAACTTGCCTTCCGTCTGGCTAAGGTCCGTCACGGCCGCCGTATCCATGTGGATAAGGGTAGTACCAGCAACATAGCCGCCGCTATTGTCGACCTTCGACGCTATCGACTGAATTGTAGTAATCGGACTGGGCGTGTTCTGACACTGGTAGATATCGAACCCGTACTTACGTCCGATGCTCGCTTCTCGCAGTGCCGAACCGTCATCACCAACCTTGTCGGCCTCGGTGAACGTATCGAGGTTCAACATGATTGCTTCGGTTTCGGGACCGATAATCAAAGTACGACCGGGGAGAGGGGCCTTGTTGATACTCATACGCTTTCGCGTATCGACCATATAACCCTTGATCGTATCGACAGTACCCAAGCCAAGACCACCCTGCTGGTTGTCCATGAACTGATAAGCTTGCCCAAGGGTAATCTTATCAAGACCTTGAACCAGCGAGAGAATCGCCGGGACCAAGTAAAGCGCCTTCAGCTCTTGGAAGGACTTAGACAGGTCTTCGTCCTGGAGCGTAAAGGTGGTTTCGAGGTGCTGATTCAGCACAACCGGAATGTCGGTAGCTTCCGCATTTTGGACGGTGACTTCATCAGTCTTTGTCTTACGGTTGAATTCAAACTCGGCAGGCTTCCGAGTATGAACGGTTTCACCGAACTTGGCGATCTTCGAGGAGAAGTCACGATGGACCATACCCGAAATAACCATGTTCTCAATAAGAACGGCAACGCCTTCGTTCGCCCAGATTTCTGGGATGAACGCCGCAAGGTCATTGTCATACACGAGTCGAAACGGAGTTGAGAAAAGTCTCATAATTAGTTTTTACCTTTCACTAGGGTAGTCGGATCAACACCGGGATTTTCCTTACGCCACTTCATATAGGCGGCAGGGTCCTTCAGTGAATCAACCGTCACATTGCGACCGCTGCCACTACCCGCACCATTGGTGGAACCAAATCCACCAGTGCCCGGATTCGTGAAGAGATTACCAAATCGCTCTGGTAGTTCCTTCATACGTTTGAGGGCATCCTCAGGTTTGAGTGTCAGCATGGTCGGATTGCCGTCGTCGTCTACATCGACGAACTTAACCAACGGCTCGTATTCCCCAGTAGGTTGTCCTGCTTCATTAAGGACCTCCCCCAGGTAGGTTTTTGGGCCGAGAATGTCCATGATCTGCTCATTGACTTCGACCTTGGCCGCTGTGGCCGCATCCAGTATCGAACGATTGATACGTTCGGCACTGTAGTTACTTTGCCAAGTGTCTCGCTCTTTGGTAAGCTTATCAAGCTCTTTCGCATGGGCGACTTGAGCCTTCTTCGAGTTCCTCTTGACAATTTCTTCTTGCGTCATAGATTGCTCTTGGAGCTTCTCCAGACGCTCTTCCAGGTCTCCCCGCTCAGTAGCGGTCATCGTTGCCTGCTCTTTGAGTGTGTTAAGCTCACCCAGCAGTGTTTCGTTTTGCTTCGACACAGTCCGGCGGTTCTCAGCCATCATGGAATTCAGCTTCTCTTGGGTAAGAGTGATCTCACCCTTCTTCGCCGTAGCTTCGGCTTCAGCTTTCGCCGCCGCAGTTGCAGTAGCCTCAGCGGTTGCAGCAGCCTCAGCGGCAGCCGCATCACTGGCGTCATCATAGACGAGGCGGAACGGCGAACTTCTCAACATGGAAAACAACATACTCAGTCTCCTTAGGGAACCCTACGTAAATCGATTTCGCGTGGATCACGCAAATACGGGCGGATATATCCCCATGCTTCAGCACTAGGAATACCTGCTCGAATGTGTTCCTCGACAAAGTGCAAGTCGTAGGTGGCTCTTGCACCTGAAAAGGCATCGGACGTCATGCCTATGTTCTTACGTTCAAGTTCCATGTCTACTCCGTCCAAGTAGGCAAGAGCACACTCATAGCAAGCACGCTCGATATCGGGCGGTACTACAGTATCCCCGAAACGGGGGAATTGTAGTTCCTGGTCATCGTCAGCTTTTGTACCGGCGATGTTAAGCTTATCAATAGCCCGAGTGGCCATCTTCAAAGCTTTGATTCTATCATTCAGTACAGTCAGCTCCCAGACACGAACATCCAATCGTTCGTTAAAGTAAGCATTTGCACCGGTGTTGGTTCCGTAATAACTAGCCACTTAATTTCACTCCTTCAAATTCGAGGTTGATCGCCACATTGGCACCATCTGGACTGTGCCGACGATTCTGAACAAAGTCAAGTGGGTTAGTTAAAAGTTGGACGTCCCAGATTTCGCCCTTCCAATTTTGCATCCTAATGTGTTCGGCATTGTATGTGGTGAGGAACTCTTCTAGTTCCAGGCCCTTCTGTCTTGTCATGTCGAAAGTGTACGCTAACCGCCGTGATGTCGATCGTTTGACATACACTCGACGTGTTCCGTCCATTGCCCGCTTAACGAGCATATCGGAAACATTGTTCTCTTTGTCATCTAACTCAGGTGCCGGGAGTACGATCGATGCTTCAATTCTTGGCCACGGTGCTTGCATCAATACGTAAGTCTCGGTAGGCTTAACAACAACGCCCACGACGTGTTGTGTTAAGTGGAGGGTCTGTGTTATATTTGTCGAACCCTCACGAATTATATTACATACTGCTAACTGTGTGAACCCTAATGTGTTCGCCGCCGACTGGTTGCTTATTAGCTGTGCTACAGCATCTTGTGTAAAAGCTAAAGTAGAGGATGCTGATAGTTGCTGGCCACCCCAGGCCCAGGACACTGATTGTGTGAATGTAAGGTGATTAGATACAGGGCGGCTGCATTGTACAGCTTGGGTAAATGTGAGGGTGTTACTTGCGACCTGTATCGGAAGCACACGCTTAACTACAACTGTCTGTTGGAACTCTAAATGGTTACTAGCGTAAAATGTCTGTTCAGTATCGTTATCTGCCGCTTGGGTAAATTCTAAAGTGTTACCTACGGCAATGTTCAGGACTTTTGTGACCTGGACGCTGTGGCTGAATGCAAGCGTATTACCAATTCGCTGATTGTTATATGTGACCGCATCATGGGAGAAAGTAAGTGTGCTCGCTACTGAGCGATTATATACTACCTGTACTAATACTTCTTGGGTAAGGGTAAGATTGCTAGTTACTTCCTGTGGCGGTAGACCAACTGGCTCCGAGTATAGTATGTCTATATACTGAGTCGTCAGTCGTGCAGTTGGTACGACTGAACTCGTATACAAAACATCAACATATTGTTGTGTTGACCTTGCAACCGTCATTATGACTCAACCTCAATACCGAATTCAGCCCCATTAACATCAGCTTCTTCCCATGCTGCTGAATCCGCCGGATTAGTCTCCCAAATATCTGTGTATTTTGCATAACTTGTGGCCAATGTATGTTCGTTGCCACTGTAATCTGTTGAAATTGGTCGTGCTAACTGTTCGAGAATTCGTGGGTTTGCATCATCTTTCTTCGCAATACTAGTTAAAGCAATACCATGTATTATATCTACCTCCCCAGATAAGTCTTCAAAAGTAAAAGCGTCTTTATCTGATACTGTTGATGATTCAATATATGTTGAGTCCTCATCTGGAGTTGTTGGATCATCAACATGTAAATAATTATCTATGCTGTCTGCGTCACTACCAACAAAATCACTGACATAACCATTCCCATTAGGCATAAGTGTTTCAACGACACAGTCACCAAGAAAATCATTATTCACGGAACCTGACATGTCACAAAAATATATATCATCAAGATAAAATGACCCTGACGCTAACCCACCCATTTCAAATTGCACTCCATTGATAGGTCCAGCACCACTAAGAGTATCCGAACTAGTGGGAATTGTAATTTCTACCGTACCGTTAATGACTAAGATTGTCTCAATTGATGTTGAATTTGCTATTTCCCCTTTGAATTCAATATAGTTCCAAGTATCAAGTGCCAAAGCTGATGTGGCCGTCCCTAGTGTTGCTGCTCCTGCTTTAACTACTAGATGCCCAGAAGTATCTAAATACAGTGAGAGGGCATCGGCAGTACCCCTAAAATTGAGAAAAGGAGCAGAGCTTGAATAATAGCCCTCTATTTTTAAGGCAAAACCAATTACAAACTTTGCATCTGTAAATACCTGACTAAATGTTATCCCGTCGGTATAACCGTTAAATTCTAGACACCCACTACCATTTCGCTGCTCTGAATTACTTATCAATGGTGTAGCATAGGTTATACCTAGATATGTTAAATCAGCAGTTGTAACTGCATTGAAACCTTCTATCTTCAGTAATGCCATTATTTACCTTCCCCTCGTGTTTCGTCCTTAGGGACTGTGTCTAGTGTTTTCTCTTGCTTCTCATCCTTACTAGCATTATCAACGCCACCAAGTTCATCGACACCACGAGCTTTCGTTTGGGCCTCCAAAATACGCGTTGCCCGCTCAGCGTGAGCAATCTTAGCTTTCTCAACTACGCCCTTCGGGTAGTTCTTAGCTCCACTGGCCGACTCAGGATCAATCAATCCCATTTCCACATCATCCTTCAATACATCTGGATCAGAGAAAATTACCTTGGCACTATCAATCTCACCCTCAATTTTCTTGAGTGTCTGCAACGAGACCTTATGGGCAATGTCAATGTTAACAATCTGCTTGAGTGCTTCACGCTGGTATGTAATAGACGGACTATTCTTCATTGACTTACGGAGTTCTTCGGCCTCTTCCCGTCGATCGTTATCTGTACGTAAGGAATACTTCGTCGGGTATCTGATTGTTGGGATCGTGCCCTTCAAGTTCTCATACATAGTCCAGAACCGAGCGACATTTCGTTCACCCTGCTCAAGTTCAAGACCAATAGCACTTAGCCCGGCTTCAAGACTACGTTCATCATAGCCCTTACTCTCTGCTGAAGCCATCGTTGGTCGCATTGACGATACAGCAAGACGAGCAAGAGCCTTAATATCTCGCTTTAACTCATCTTGTTTCGCCATTGAGGCTTGGACTGGCTCAGAAGAGGGATGAATAAAGGCCGGCATATCCAACCCCTTTGGGATACGTCGCCCTGACGATGGACCTGCTGCAATCTCTTGGTTCTTCGACGTCTCTGCATCTTCTGCTGTCCCTTGGTATACGATTGTAGACCCATCTTCATCGGTTTCACTAGCAATTGCAGCCCGACGTTGATAAAAGTTCTCTGATTTAGGGTCAAATTGCTCAACGTAGAATGGAAAATTCGCTCGTAGTAAGTATGAGATATCTGCACTTGCCAGATTCATCAGTGTGATCTGATAATTGGCAATATCTGTCATCAAACTTTCAAAGATCGTGAAGAGCGTGAACGGAATCGATGGTAATTGTGCAATTTGTACATCAATACCAGGCTGACCGAGTCGATTGATTGGTTTGGAATCCTTATCAAAGAAATGACAGTATATACAACCATCACCACGCCATAGATAACGAAAACGCTCCTCAATCTTGGTTGGGAGTCCCGTTGCCTCATCACGCCCCATTGCATAGTCGCGGAGAAGTAGGACTTGGAACTCTACACTATCACTATCACTCTCAACTACCCAATTAAGGATATCTTCTGTTTTGTAGTGGTAAATGTAAGGGTGACTATCCCCCTTTTGACTCATTGTTGGACCTTGAAGCTCTGGCATATCAACAAATACACCGACTCGACCCAATGCAAGTAGCTCAGGTAGGATATTTCGCCCCACAAAGCTATTCATAGAGCTTCCTTTACGGTCGATACCGTAGTTAAGCCCAAGACTTGCGTCCAAAAAGGATTGCTCACCTCCTTCACGAGTCACATCCGAAATTCGTTGGAAAATCGAATCTTTGACTTCATTAACAGCATCTTTAGCAAATGCTGCATTGTAAGATAAGGCTTTTCGCTCATCGAAATCTGTGGTCGACTCCCGCTTGCTGAACTTCTTGATATATGCTTCAATAAATTCATCGCCAGCTTCGTATGTCAGCCGCCACTTAGACCAAGACTCACACTTTTTAGCATAATCTGGGTGTCTCGAAGACGCAATCTTTACGTCTGATGCCATGATCTCATGGATATGAGATTCACCCAGTGCTTTACTTAACTCAAAATCGATCATGCTGGAGACTCCATGTTTTGTGAAACACCCGTTGACACTGCCAAAGGTAATGCTATCTCCGCGTAGTTACGGGAATGAGCAAAGTGGTCATGATGGTTATCACCTTTGATGTATTTTCCGATTAAATTGCCGTCGGAATCTTTTTCATAAATCCTCACAAGAGATTTAAGGTGTTCCTTGTACTCGTTTGACAGATCCTTTGGTAAGAGTATCATCTTTGAGCGGAATCGGCTCAAAGATAAGTCTAACCACGAAGTACGATCAACGGAGACGGTGAGTTCGTCCTCGTTGACATGAATTTGTTTCCCGGCAATACCACGACTATACTGACACAGGCTGACTTTACCAAACCACCGCTCAGCAAACTCGCGTGCTTTTCTCTTTTCAGGTTGTGAATCGATGACTGCATGTTTTACTTTGAACGCATCCATGAGAGCATCTAGCTCCTCGAAGTGACGGCACTTCCCTTCCAAAATGACAGATGGTTTTGCGTGCGTGTTAACATTAACAGAGTCAGGTGCCAATTTCCACAGATCGACTTCATAGTGAAGCCAGTTTCCGACATCAATACCCATTGTGATAAGACGGTCGCTACGCTCTTCGTAGAATCTCTTAAGAAAACCACCCATGCAATCGCGAAGATCGGCATCACAAAGCTTGGCACCATCAACAATGTGTGGTACACCAAGCTTCGAGTTGTGGAATTCTTGTTCATCTGCTGGATTTGTCTGGGCTAAAAAGTAAGCTTTGATGAAGTTCGATGGTGTTGCACCCTTAGCACTTGAATACATCTGGCTTATGCCAAATCCCCGCATAGTCTTTTCTTTGACCTTAGGGACCCATATTCCATTCGCTAAGAATTCCCACTTCTGTTCATGTACAAGCTCTTTACCGCAAAGGTGACATTTCAGGAATGATTTCGCTACATCTGGATCGTCGGAGTGTTCGCCGCAAATCTCATAGTTTCTAGGGAACTCAAGATTGATATGCTTACCACACCCAGGACAATGAAAGAAGAACTCTTCCTGTGTTGAAGTCTTGAATGTAGTGTTGATTCCCTTGTCATCGACTGTTGGTGTGGAAATTTCCCATGTTAGGGCCATACTATAACCAGAAAGACGTTCACGGGCGAGAGGTATATTCTCTTGCCGCATTTCATCTTTCTCGTCTAGTACTAATACTCCTACGGGAACTGATTTAAGTCCCGCCCTTGACTTACTTCCTCGGATGTAGAGATTAGCTTGGCCCGCTCTTTTATGACCGACGTTCTTAACATCTGTAAATATTTTGCCCAGATGTGCTGAAGATTCAATAGCTGGATCAAAACGAGCAGCACTGAAATCACTAGCGTCTGGGGTTTTAGCGGGAAGCACATAAAGACAATCCACCCCGTGAATATCAATGTAGTAAAACACGATATTAAGGACAGTCTCGGTAAATCCCATTTGGGCTGCTTTTTGTCCAACATTGAATTCCGCCTCACTATCATGCATCCCCCTAAGCCAAGGGTGTCTCTTAAATGACCATCGCCCTGGGTAGGGTGGTCCCATTTCACGGTAAGCTTCAGCCCATTGTGAAGGTAACACAATTGACTTACGCCTCAGGCCGGATGAAATCCTCTCCGTCATCAAAGTAGCTAAGGCGTGCATTCAGAACTCCATCTCTCTCGGGATCACAAATCGAATCTAAGTAAAAGTCCTGTTCGCTATTCGTCAAAGACGGATAGGTCCACTGGTATTTCGGATTCTGATCTAATCGGGGCATCTAAGTTCATTGTTACGGCTATCATTTTTGTGCTAATCTTATCAACGATATCAGTATCGGTAATGTGGTCAGTGATGATTTCAACATACTGAGCAGCAAGCCTAAGGACTGAATCCTTACCAAGCAACTGTCCCATCTTACCTTCCATCTTATCACAACTTGTAACAAGTCTTTCGATTTTCATGATAAGATCAGATGCTCGCGTTGAGTACATTAACAACATATCGTTGTCTTGGGCAGTATTAAGCATATTCTCCAATATCATCCGGAGGATTCCGACTTCTTCGCGTAGGGATTTGATTCCACTGTTATCTGCGAGTTGATTAACACGCCCTTGCCACTTTGTTAAGTGGTAATTACGTACCGCCGCTTTCTCCTGCTTGACGTCTGATAGTGCCCCACCATGGCGAGCACAATAATCAGTGTCGTTAACCTTAACAAAAGGGCATTGCCCCATACTCTTACTGTGTCCTTGACATCTCTCTGTATTCGCATGAATGACAGGATTCCACCGCTCAAACTTGTTTTCGACTATAGACATGATTTACCTTGGGTGAAGGTGAGCTTACCAGATTCCACGGACATCGAAGTCCGGCTCAAAATTGGACGCGACAAAAGGTTGTTTGACGGTCCAGTATGAATTAACTATGTAGACTTGAACCTCTCCTGGTGTCCCGCCGGTGACATGGCACTTGGCACTTTCTGAATTCTTTAACCAGAACTCAGGGGACCTGTCTTGGAGACTATTATCAAAATTTACGCCATTCTCAAGATAACATTGATCAAAGATATATCGACCACCACTATCCGATGTTTCTATATTGACAGTACCACCAAAATAACAACCGGTACAAGCAAGTCTTACATTATACCAGGGACTAATAGTCTCAACGTCAATACAACGAGTATGGGCATCTACAACGACATCGGTCAACGTGAGATAGTAAGTTGTCCACTCTTCGCCTTGAACGATCTTTACTGCCGGTCCATGTACCCCGCCACTGGTCGTCTTACCAAAAGAAATACCCTGAAATACCGCATACACATTATCATCGTATCTCTGGTCGGTGTGAATCAGAAAAACTTCACCATCGAAGGTATGATTGAATTGTGTTACCTTACTCCCGCCCACCCCGATCATCACAAAGTTATCTATATCGGGGAGTGTAATTAGACTGCTTGTGGTATACACACCTGGCAGTACCATTAGTATATGTTTTGTTTGGGTCATCGCCGCTATAGCAGTCGCAATTGACCCATAAGGATCATTTTGACTACCATCGCCAGTCCCCTGTGGGCCTACCCAAATTGTGTCATCAATATAGTTGGACGCCCCACCACCTCCCCCACTCCCGAGAATCGTCACCGTATGTGCCCCAGTGAAGTCGCTCTCTGCCACCGCTTCGTTTGCATCTGTGAAACAGTTAAGTGCCCTGATTGTCTGGTTTGCATGTCCACCCGAAACACCCGCTGTCTTGAGTGTACTATCTTTGAACACGTATTCAATAGTGTGGCTATCTGCCGACGTTATGACCCCACCAAGCAAATTACAATGAACAAAGCTATTATTACAGAGGTTTGTCGTATACAGGAAGTCGATTGGTCCGGTCGCTTCACAGTGTTCCATCACAAGATGGCATTTTGTCCCATATGTTGTGTTTTGGGAGAAAGAAGCACCTGATGTATCCATGATAAGCTTAACATCTTTCAATGTAAGCTTTGTGTCGCTTGCACCATTTGTGTCAACGACTTTAATGCCGATCCTACCGGCATACTGGTTCAGGGTGATTCCTTCTATTGTAATGTTGTGTAGTTCGGCTGTCCCGTGTATTGGAAGTACCTGAATCGCTTCATCTGTGTTTCCGGCATTGATAATTGTAGCTGCTGATCCACCTACACCGACGACTCGCACATTAGAGTCAGCAAACGGGAGGTCTGGTATAACGGCTATTTCATCTAAGTCGTAAATTCCCGGCAGTATCGCAATGATGCTCTTGGTCGTCGAAAGTCGTTTTACTGCCTCATTGATTGACGCTACGGGATTGGTAATGCTACCAGTCCCCGTTGCCCTCGCATGTTGCTCTACCCAAATGATTGCATCCTCTGATGCAGAGTAAAGTGTCCGTTCAATGGATTGAACCTCTGCTAGCATCTCATCCCAGTCTTCAGGATCAGGACCCGCGTAGGTCTTTAGATTTCGTCGCCAGTTAGTAATACCATCCCATAGGGACGCAGGGAAAACACACTTATATGTCATAGGCCCTCTGTATAAAATACCCCAGCGACGGGTTTTGACACCCGCCGCCAGGGACACCCAAGGAGATTACACGTCACGTACAAACTTAGCGAGAGTTGACAGAATCAACTCATGCTCTTCTCGTTGCAGCTTTTGCTGGCCGAGAAGTTCTTTTAGGATAGAGGTCTGCTCTGTACTATTTTCCGACAAAGCTATGATTGCCCGTTCAAGTGAGGGGCGGGTATACCACTTCCTAATTCCGTCTTCGTCCGTGACGTTATGCCAGTCGTGGAGTTCTTTGACATTTCTGTGACATTTTTCGCACCCTGCAACCGCGTCTCGAATCTCACTTATATCACTAAGATCGATCCCACGGGTCTTGAGGAAACCGATGGCTTTATCACCAACGATTACCACAAGCAGTGTTGCGATTGTTATCACCGCCAAAATATCCTGAACACTCCACTCCATTAGCTACTCCTCTTCAACTTCGGTCACAAGGTCAAACTCTTCCATGTATTTGACAATCTTACCAAGTTGTCTTACAGTCTGGAGTTGAAGAATAATCAACTGTCCAAATGGAGAGCCAGCAACATCGTTGAAGCTCTTCTTCAGGTCCTCGTCGAGACCGACGTTCTTAACCTCGGGGGTGTCGAGTTGACTATTCTGTATCCCCTCCGCTAATTCCTGTCCGTGTTTCCGTATGAATTCCATGTTCTGTACGAGAAACGCTTCTACTTTCGGATTGTCCATCGGGTGTAATCTCCCATTCGAGGACCGCGTTCACCGGGGGAGGTGCAAGCGGTTCGGGTGTCGTATTCAATTGTGACAGGCCGAAACCTGCTGCTCCAGCGGCCAACGCGAGCACCGCCCCCTTGGTAAAGTTACCAACGGAAGACGGTGCTTTGACTGTAGCTTCAGCAGCTTGACTGACGATGGTCTGATTCCCAAAGGGAATCTCGGCAAGGAAACCCTGCAACTGGGCAGGGTCCATACCATTGTCCTTCGCAATCACGGCCCGCTCAACGTCGCTATTTCGCTTCATGACGTTCATGAAGTTCCATAGGTTTGCTGTCCGGAACTGTGCTTCAGCTTGTTCGCGTTGACTCGGCATTGGTTACCCTGCCTTCACGACGGGGGTACGGTCAGCCGTGGCAAGAGCCGCCATCAGGGCGGGGGACTCACCTTGGCCACCTTGGAACAAGTCCTTCTGGTACGCCAAAAGGGTGTTTTGAGAAAGTTGCTGGTTGTTCGCAACTCCCTGGGCCGCAATGACGGTCAACTGACCGGTCAATTGCTCATGAAGCTCAACAGACATAATATCTCCTTCGAGATGGGTTATTGATGATCGACACCGGTCACACGACCAGACTGATCGATCTTCAAACGAAACTGCATCTTACCCTTCATCGTTTTAGACAAAGCGGTTGTAGATTGTTCAAGTCTTTGTATACGGATCAAAGCATCGCGATTTTTTGCTGTTACCGATCCTAAGTTCTTATTATGGGTAATCACCTCCCTTTGTATAGTTTCAACCGCTCCCATAACTTGCTGAAGCTTACTACGAGCTTCGCGTAAGTCCATTTCTAAGGACTCAATCTTTTTAGTGTGAATTGTAATGGCAGTTTTGTTATGACTGATACCATCACACTTCGGGAGTTCTCTCATACGCTGTTCAAGTGAAGATATACGGGCAAGAAGAGACGTATCAACTACCGCTTTGGGCATCTTCGGTGGGTCCACCGGAACTAGCGGTCTTTTTTCAACGGAAGAGGACCCAAGGAGGCTTTTAAGAAGTTCTGTGATAAGTGTGACATTCGGGCCGATCGTACACCCACCGAGATCAGTAGGCGAGTATTCGGCAACGATGCCCACAATACCATTTGCAGAATAGATAGGGCCTCCGGAGTCCCCTTCCTGAGCAAAACACCTGACCTGGATATTACCACCCTCATAGCCAAGCACTGTACCGGCACGCCCAGCCTGGGTTACTCGTGTTCCGGGTGCAGCAAATGTGGGTGCTAGAGTCAGAGGAATTGGGTGATTGGCGGGTGCCCGTAAGACCACGATGTCGGCAATTGCCGCACCTTTTAGAATTGTGGTCTTAACCCACTGGTTGTTAAGGTTAACCTCAGCCGTCCAGCCGGGTTCAAAGATATGGGCACACGTTACGATATATTGCTTACCCTCAAAGAGTACAAAACAGCCAGTGCCGTACTGCATAGCACGCGGACAGACGGTTCGGATTTGTATCTCGGAAGGATGTCTTTTGCCCGCCGGCTGACGTGTCGGGGCCGTCGGCCGGGCGGGTTGAACCGGTCGCGGAGGACCGGGGTTATAACGAGGAGGTTGGCGTGGGGTACATCCTTGTGGACCACATCGGTTACCAATCTTAATGCCGAAGCAACCAGCATTTTCATCGTAAGTGGTCTGGGACATACAAGTATGACCCCATAGGGCAAATGTTAAGGCTAACAACACTTTGCACGATTTCTGTAACATCTTTGCCTCAGTCTTGGGTGTCAGAGGTTTCGTTCTACATCCTATTATAGCACAAATTACGCTTAAAATCAACTAAAAAATAATTGGAACTTTTTTCGTGCAAAATATAGCCCAGCGTACCGCGTTCTAGGACTGCTAGCGGGCCCAGGGTCCAGGGTCCATATATCAAGTGTCAGGTTTCTAATGCAAATTCAACTTTCGTACATGAGTCCCCGCAAATGGGCCCTGGGCCCTGGACTAAAAACCGCGAAAATAAGGTATTCAAAAAGTTAAAATATTCGCATAGTATAGGGGGTGGGGGGATATGTACCGGGGGTACCACCTGTGACGATTGATTTGACCCTCCCCCTTCCACTGATCGTAACGATTGTACTGGATACAGGGCCCAGGGCCCAGTAACACCACTCACCGTTACAACCATCACTACCACTGCATTCAGTACTACCAGTAGTACTGGTACTACCATCCCATTAGATACAGTCAGGATAACTGGGCCCTGGGCCTACCGTTACAACCGTTACGATTAGTGTTAACACTACCATTAGATAGTAGTGATTGTGACAGTGATGAGGAATGTGTGTATAAGGGTGGTTGTATCAATAAAGAGGGAATGGCCTAAAATGGGCCCTGGGCCAATGGTAACATCTGTATCATATAAACGCAGACTGCCTGTTAGCAGTTTTGTAATAGGGCTAACAATTCGAGAAATCGTACCAGATGTACCTATTGTACGAATAGGTGCCTATGGCCCTTTACGTCTGCCCACTTCCATTGTGGAGAATGTGGGTCAACAGGGCAGAGGACTAGAGCACAATGGCCCCATCGGCATGCACAGAACGAGGTGGGCTACCCTCTGCCCTGCCTGCCCCTTCCCTGCCTGCCCTGCTACCATACACACCACCCCATGCCATAAGTGTATACAGGCTAACGACTTACGACATGTGCCCCATATATACAGTGGTACCCAAAATAAATCCTTGCCACCTAACCCCTTGCCCCGTAACGACTTAGGACGTGACTTGTTGCTTACCCCCCAGTGGACTACGTATAGTTAAGTGCAGGACGGAGAACGACACACGGACGTGAGAACAGAGGACGGAGAACGACACACGGACGTGAGAACAGAGGACGGAGAACGACACACGGACGTGATTGATTGAGACGATTGAGACACTTGATTGACTGAGTCGGTATGGAACGATAGCACCTATTGTGCAGGTTATCCGAGGGAGTTGGGATGCGAGGGCGTGGTCGCCCCACCCAACAGGGCTAGTACGATGTGACTAGGTCGGATAATACAGAATATGACGGCGGACGGGGTTGTGGTCCCTGAATATATTACAGCCCCCTGCGGTTAACACCGGTCGATCATGTTCTGTCTGTTACAACGATTACGCCCCCTACAGTGGGCAGTCAGTCGCCCCACCCCCTCAGAATAGGTAGGGTGGACTATGACGACTAGACTAATTGACGTGGATGCCGGGACTGCATGGACTGGATCAGTTGTGCGGGATGAACCGGTTATTCCAACTCTTGACGAACTGACGAAGAAACCACGTAAGACGAAGAAACCGAATATCGGACGATTCCATGTATGGGATATGCCGGATATGGCGGGTACGCTACGCGGTTTTGAGCGGTTCGACAACGCATGGGAGCATTGCCAGACATTGGAATTCGGGTATATGCGAGACACCCAACGGGGTGGGTTTGGCCAAGTCTGGCCTACCCCCGGCGAGTGTGGCAAAGACGCCCATCGGACTACCACTCGAAAGAAAGTCGGTACGGAATTACACACGAAAATACAGCACGGTTTTAAGGGTTAACACAACAGAGAGGATGGGGTTACTGACCCCCCACTGTAGGCATGTACGGGATTGGCCTGGACACCTTACCTTTTACAGGGAGTTATGTCATGGGTTATCACGAATGGGTTATCGCGGTTATGACGATTCCGGCCATCATTGGCATCTACAGTCTTTACCGCATCCCTAAGTTTCGGTAGTCGCGGGGCCTACGGCTCGGCACAACGGCCATGGCCGCCCTGGTATTCTTACCAGGGTGTCCAGGCCAGTTTCGTACATGGTAGCGTAGGTTCTGTTGGTGGCCCGTTGGTGTTCTCCATCGAAAGTGAGCATTACAATGGCTACTAACAAAGTGATTGACAAAGTTGTGGGTGTCCCGCTAGCCGAATTGGCCATGGGTTGGAGTTGGAATTACCGTTTCGACAACAATATGGACATTCCGGCAATGGTCGACGAGATTGCTCGTCATGGTGGGATTCCTCACCCTTGTCTCGTTTTCATCCCAACCAAGTTTGATGCCGAAGGAAATTCCCTCGGTGTCGACGAGGCGTTCTACACGAAGAACGGTATCGACTTGGGATTGCTGATTCGGTGTCAAGGGCATCGAAGAACCGAGGCTGCGTTGTATATTATCAACCACCCCAGCGAGTTTTCGCACGAATTGGTGGAGGCATGCAAGATTATTCCTTGTTATGTCCGCCACATCGACGAAACCGAGGCCGAGGAGTTGGTGTTCGATCAAGGGGCAGCCATGTCGGTTAGTAAGGCGGAGGTGGTAAATGCCATCTATCGCCTGTACGATCGAGGCTACTCCGAGATCGAAATCACTGCCAAGTTGTACCAACAGCTAGGCACGATTCTTTACGACGACGCGGACAAAGTTCGTGAGTATGCGTCCCTGCCTGTCGGGTCGGTTGCAAGGGCTGATTGCATTCGTGAGTGGTTACACACCAAGGTGGGTAGCTACCACATCAAGGCGAAGAAGCTGGGGCCGTGGATTGCGGACCAAGTTCTTCTCTTGTTCAAGGAAGGCGACACGTTGCTTGACGAAGGCGAAGTGCTCGACGTCATGATTACGACTGGCCTGATGAACAAGTTGTCCAAGGCATGGCAGCGTGACCTGAAGACAATCGACCCGGAAACGAAAGAGCCGCGAGCCGTGACATGGAATGGCCCGGTTGCGGATGTCAAGATTACGACGAGCGAGGACGGGTCTGTCAAGGTTGACATCGAGGGTGGTGGGCAATACTTCAATGAAATATTGGAGCAATATATCATCGCCCACAAAGATCCGTCGGCGGCCAAGGAGGCAAAGGCCAGAGCATCGGAAGCCGAAGGGCCGAAGATGATGACGAAGAAAGCACTCGAAAGTCGGAAAGATTCCTACGTCTCGGACGCTGTCAAGTCTACCATCGCGGTGGTCTTGGGTGAGCGGGATGTTAACCTTAACGCCGTCGACTTGGAATCGTACCGAGTCGAGAAGGTGTTCGGGGCATTGGAAGCACTGGAATCGGCTGCCGATGACGTGTCGCTTGCTAAGTTCCTTCGGGCAATCCGATTGGGCAAGGCCAACGACGTGTTGGAAGCCGCCGCAACCATCGGCATCTATACGAAGCCTGACGGTCCGGCTGCGTCGGATCTATCGGGTGTTCAGTGTGCGGCCGAAGCGGCATGCGATGTCGTCATCGAGTCGGAAGGCGTCAAAGCGTAAGTGTATCTGCGTGAGTGTCTACGTAAGTTTGTAGTTTCCCAATCTTCACCAAGCGGGTCACCTACAGAATCTACCCTACAGGCGTAAGGTTTCCGGTAGTACCAAGTAGCCCGATAATCCGTATGTGCGGATTGAAGACTACTTGATAACCTTACCAAGTGAGGGTTGCAATGGGAATGAAGGAAACTGTCAAGGTTGACAAGCAATGTGCATATCACCATAAGTTGGACAACTCACGTTGTCAAGCTGACGGTGTGCATAAAATTGCACCGGGCAAGGGAGTGCATACCTTTTACTTTTGTGACGAACACTTCCCGACAGCAAGGGAAGCTGCAACGATGTCATAGTGGCATCATGTATCCCGGTCATCTCAATGTGAGATGGCTGGGATTTTTTGTTACCCTTAACAAGCGAGGTTAGCCAATGCCAGAAGCTAAAACAAAAGTTGAATTCCATACCGATTTCGGGATCATCAAGCCGGATGAATACTACGGGACAACATACCCAATGCGGTGTCTATCCTGTCGTGTGAAGTTCGGACTACCACGGAATGGTTTGCAAACAAGGATCGTTTGTGGTTGTGGTCACAAACAGGATGTAAGGGCACCCCACCCATTTGCACCGCGTAGATGAGGGGTCCACACGCTGAGGATTTCCAATGTCCTTTTTGTGGTGTTAGTATTAACAAGGCCACAACAGGACTGGTTGCCCTACACTTTTATAATGTGCATGGGATAATCACTAAGGATCGTGACGGCGTGCGAAGCCTGTTAATCAAGCTTCATGTGGTCGACATTCCAATTGGTAAGATTCTCGGGGAATGGACAATCGCTGCTTTCGTATTGGGAGTAGCGAGAGTTGTTAGAAGGTCTGACAAATTCATACTGTTTCAGCAAGGTAAGAAATGCAAGGTCAACGGAAGCTAAGCCCGACCGAACAAGACGAACTGGTCGAGATGTACGAAGCCCTACTTCTCGATATAGATGGGATGACAAGGTGTGCTCTTGACTCAGTTCGGTATACCGTATTGGATATGCGGTATCACGCAAGGTCGCATGAGATCGAGCACTATGTGCAAGGCAAGCAAGGCCCCGCCGCATGTAGGATTGCTCGACAAAGGATCGAAGACCGTCGTTAACACAAGCCCCTTGTGTCCACTTTGGATGCAAGGGGCTTTTTTATTTTCTAATTATAATTGGTAACTTTAACAACAGGACTGCCTGTCTTTAATACGTGTGTTTTTTGCACGATTTGTGTTACATAGATTTTCTATTTGAAATCAGGTTCGTTACAACTTCCGGTGTAAAGGGGTCACTACGGGCTTTCAACGTGAAGGTATGTGACGACAAGGGTGACCCCCTCGAAACGCGAGAGACGCGAAGTCGGGCGATCTGACAGGGGTGTCCCGTCCTCGGCCACGCTCTCGCTGAACGGCCACCCTCAAACACCACCCCAATGGGGCGATTCTGACTGATTACTTCCCATTTCTTTTTCTCTATAACCCTCTCTCTTTTTTCCCTCTTTTTCTTTCCCTATAGAGGAAGTAGAGAAATATTGTTGTGGTCAGTCAGTCAATAAAGACAGGTAAAACGGCATAATTCTAACTCATTACGTAGTAAGGACTTACGTCGACGGTTACCCTCGTCTGAATTACTACCAATGGGGGTTAGTCAGTACCAATGGTGTGTCCCCCATAGGTGTACCCTACCGGCTAACCCATACAATTAGCACCAACCACAACCCCCCCTGGCTGATTCTTACTACCGATGCAATCAGTACCCCACCAATGGTTTGTGTCACATATACCATGCAAAAAAGGTAACATTAACAAGGGAAACAAGGCAATACCCCTGTAAATACTACAATTAGGCCCAGGGCCCAGCTTACGCTACCCATGAATCATCATCCATATACGTATCCACGCTGCATATTTATAAGCTGAAGCATTACAAATGGGCCCTGGACTAGTGTATTCACACCATAAGCACCTATAAAACAAGCCTCGCTGGAACCACTGCGGTTCCGGCGAGGCTTTATTTTTAACTGTTAAGCTTATTATCGATGAACTGTAATGCTTTCTCTTTGGCCATCCAAATGTCACCGCTTCCAGCACGATACCGATACCGAAGCCACCGACCACTACAGCACGGCGACGAGTACCAAATGCCCCACGCTGTGCGGGTATGTGGTATCGGCTTTGCTTCGAGTACGTGGCCGAGGCAGAGTTCTTCGTGTTCAATCATGTGACACCTTCACGTCACCAATGCGACCGCCCTTGATAATCTTAACCATAGCCCGCACCTTGGCTGCTGCGTCCTCCTTGCTTCTAGCTTCAACCTCAATAGCAAAGGGAATACTTTCATAGAAGCCAAGACTATCTTCAATACTGAGGTTAATTTGATATGTCAAAATGACCACTCCTCTGTTGTAATTTCCATGACTTGACTATCGACATCACCAATGCTCTTAACAAGAAGTCTTACCCGTTGAAGAACATCAGCGTAGTCTGCCCCTTCTATATAGAATGGAATGACTTCATAGCTTCCATGAGGATTCGTGATACCTAGATGTACTCGATGTATCATCGGCCCGACGAACCGAAGCCCGCCTCTCCACGAGCAGAAACAGGTAGCTCGTTAACCTTAACAATTGTCGGGTGATAGACCTGGATAAAGATTGCCTGAACAATTCTGTCTCCCTTCTTAATGGTGACGTCTTGGTTACCGGTGTTGAGAAGCACGATGCCCCACTCACCACGGTATGAACTGTCGATCACGCCAGCAATGACAGTAATACCTTGTCTGAATGCGAGCCCTGACCTGTCACGTAGTAGGACACCATAGCGTGGACTAAAGCAAGTGAACATGTCAGTGGGGACACGACGGCGTTCACCCGGTGGGATTACAACCAGTCCTGCACTGTGGATATCGAGGCCGGCATCAGCACAGTAGCAATGCCCCTGAGGATCGGACCACTTTGGTAGTGTACCATCGGGGCCGAGTTTGATCATCAAATCAAGCATGTTGTCTCCTATTAAAGGGGAACTTTAGTTAGATCAGACGCATCCCGCCGCTTGGCAAACTCTGCATACATGCCGGCGGGGGCAATATGTAGCATGTTACAATGGTCCATGTGAGTGAGTAGTCGGTCCATGTCATGGGCTGGGCCTTGATACACACCCCTACCATAGACAAGATTACCATTGTTGCTGATGAACATGACTTCCCAGATGTCGTTGGCCTTACATCTCCAGACCTTGAGCTTATCAGGTAGACTCATAGCTTGGTGTATGCCTCCTTCGCCTGGTTGATCTTCTTGGTAACCAAATCAATCATGGTGTTGAGTAGACACTGAATCTCTTCGGATCGGAACGTGTCACTCATCATTACACCAGCCGTGAGTGTTACCGGCCCACCAGTATTGGCATATATCTTAAAGGTGACATCCCTGTCATCACGCATCCCTTTGAGCTTCTCTCTGTCGAGGGTGAGGTTGCTAATCTTACCAGTCAACTTGTCAGCAAACTCAAGACGTTGTTGTAGTGTGTTACGTAAAATCGGATTCATCATCGGTCTCCCAACCAAGTTGTCTAGCGAATTCAACCTCACTTAAATGGATAAATTCCTGTTGCTTTGCTACTTCCTTGCTCGTGCGTAGTTCGTGGTACCTCTTCATCTCTCCCTCGTTCATGTACTGTGGCGTAGTCTCAATGAACCGTACCTCTGCTGGCCATGGCGTACTCCGTGTCCTTGTTAGTTCACAGACTACACACTCATCGGTGTTAATCTTACCACCACATGTGGGACAACGCCAGGGCCCAGGGTCCATGATACATTGCAGTCCAATTGACTCCATCATTCCTCTCCCTCTTCATCTCTGCACATAGGAGAGTCCCCGCCCGCATTCTCATGTATGTAGAGGTACTCACAATCATGAGGCACAGCCTTACCACAACCCAGTCCACATGGGACTTCCACTTTGAATAGACACTCCATCATACAAACACCTTTACACTCAACCCTCTAGTGTTTGGATCAGATGTCAGTGCGACGGTCACTGGGCCCGGGGCTAACACATCATGCAGTGGCGTGACGTACTTCTTAACTATCTCCCGATCCATACGGTTGAGATCCTCACTTGTAATTGTGAAAGTAACACCCCTTTTCACACCTGTCCTAATGAGATTGTCAAACACTGCAACCCATGTAGCTGGATCATGCATTAGACCTTACCCCTTTCCTTGACGTACCCATCCCATCTCTTAACACCACACTTGGGACATGGCCCAGGTTTCTCTGTCCCTTGCACTATGGTATGACCACACTGATTGCATGTCCACTTAGCGAATCGCGACTCATAACTGCCATCACCCATAGCTTGCAGATCTGCGAAGATAGCTGGGGCTTGCTTCTTAACAGTCCCGGCAATGGATCGAAAGACCTGTTGAATCTCTACCTCTGCATGTGGCGACGTGCGTTGCACAATCATGTGCCTCAGTGCCCTTGCATTAGCGGTGAAGATGATGTTGGTACTGATACCCATCGGTGCTATCCTACGTATCAGCGACGTCATCTGCTTCTTCAATGCGAACGACTTGTCAGTGTTGTCCTCAATGAGCAGCTTGTTAAGGGTAACAATAGCCTCCCTTATATCGGCCACCGCACCATCGATGACACCCCGAGGTAACCTGTCTAACTCATCCTTCGTAGGCATAATGAGCCGTAGATCCTGCAATCTGACGTATCGGAGCGACTCTTGGGAATAGGCACA